TTATACAAAATTCAAAAGTAAAACGTGAAAAGTTATTATACAATCGTAAACGTTGAGGTGGGGGCCGTAAATAAGAAATGACTTTCCTTTTAGAAAAGTGTTCTGTATATATAGGTATAGTACCTTGCCCCAATATTTGTAATATATAAAATGTGACATAAGCCTATTAATAATAACTAGTAACAGGCTAGTGTCACACTTTAACATTCGCGCGTTGCGAGTAACTATATACTATATGAATAAACTTATAGCGATCTTTCTACTATGTACTACATACGCAAATGCACAAACAGTGTGTGACTCAGTATCATATAGTATAGGTGGTGGACAGACATTAACGCTTATAGGTACTAATCACTCCTCTGATAGTGTAACATTTATGTGGGGAGTTTGTGATACAGAGCAATGTTATTCAGCAAGTGGTGATGTAGGTATGTTTCCTCATATAAATAGGTTTGATACTATTAAAGTGTGTTATGACCTATCTCCAGTATGGATGTGTGATACATGCCAGTATGTAGTGTTTGTAAACGGCGCGTGGCAACCAGTCAATACAATTACACATGTTAATGAATTAAATCCAATATTATTAAATAACAAAATATATGACTTATTAGGTAGAGAGCTTAAGTTTGCACCTAAAGGTATAATGTACATTAAAAATAATAGGATTTATAAATGGTAAGAATAATAGGATTACTACTAATAAGTATAAGTTGCAATGCCCAAAGTTTAAATGTTTTGTCTTTACATCAAGACAAGCAGTTACACGTTGGGTATACTTATATTATATCATCTGCTACTACAAGCTATGTGTTAAAGAAAACCGGCAACAAAAGAAAAGCTATATTAATAGGTATAGGCACAGGTATGGTTATAGGTATTAGCAAGGAGGTATATGACGCTAGAAATGGTAGTGCTGAGAAAGGTGATCTTATAGCCGACATAATAGGTGCTACAGCTGGCTCTATAGTAGTTACCATTCCATTTTAGTAAATAGTTAATTATATGTGTAAATATCTATATAGATATTAAAAAAAAATAAAGCTATGCCAAGAGTAGGAAAAAAGAAATTCGCATATACAGCCAAAGGTAAAGCGGCTGCTAAGAACTATGCTAAAGCAAAAGGAAAGAAAATGGTTGTTAAAAAAAGCGTTAAGAGAACTAGATAATGCAACGTTTATCTGCATCAGCTGCAAAAGCTAAGGCTAGAAGAGATCTTCGTGCAGCTAAGTCTACAGACAGAAAAGCTAAGAAAGCCCACAGCCAGAGAGAGAAACGTAAAGCCCAAAAGGCTGGTAGATCTGTTAAAGGAAAAGATTTTGACCACAAACGTGGTAAGTACGTAAGCGTTAAATCCAATAGAGGTAACCAAGGTAAAGGTACTAAAAGAGAAAGCGGACGCAAGTACAAGACTAATTAAATTCAATTAAATATAATATAAAGGTAACAATTAATTAATAACTTACAATAAATATATTATGTACGGTACAAAAAAAGAACCGGGAGATTCTCCTGGTAAGTTCTTCAGAAGAAGAAAAAAGTCTACTAAAAGAAGAACTGGAGGAGCTCTTTCAAAAGTGGCAGGAATGGTAAGGGGAAAAAGAAAAACCACTAAAGCGACTACTAAAAAGACTGCATCTAAAAAAGCAACGCGTGTAGGAACTTTAGGGAATGCAAATGCAAAAGCTAAGTACGTGAGAAATGCAAAGCCTAAAGCTAGAAGAAGAAGAAGAGCTGGAGGTGGGATGCTAAGTGGTATCGCAAAAGTTGCAAAAAGAGCAGTTAAGAAAGCTACTAGAACTACTGGAAAAGTTAAAAGAACAGCAGTTAGAGGTGTTAAGAAAGCAGGTGCAATAGCAGGTAAGAAAATTTCTTCTGGAACTACTAGAGCTAAAAGAGCATCTAGATCAGTTAAAAAAGCTGGTAGAAGAATGTTAGGTGGACTTGGCCGTAGATTAATGAGAAGAAGAAGAAGGTAATCATTTAAAAAATAAACAAATGGATTTAAAAAATAAAAGAGAACCTGGTAACTCACCTGGTCACTACAATGTTGACGACGAAAATTCGTTAAGTGTAGCTAACTTATCTGGAAATAAATTATCAAACAATGCTGGTTTTAGTTCTGGTGACGTTAACGCTCCTATGGCATCATTTGCTAGAAGTGGTAGTGTAACACAACCAACAAACGCAGCTGAAGTAGGCTTTGGTACTGCTAGAGTTTCAGACGCAAATACTGGTGTTGGTGGTCAGTCTACTGCTAGAACTGCAAGTGGCGGTAGTGCAAACGCATCATCAGCAAGATTAGCAATGCAACAAAATAGATTTTCATCTCTTAAGAAAAGGTTTGACAGTAAAAAGAATCAAATCTCTGATAGGTTCTCAACTTCTAACAACATTGCTTTAAACAAGAACGATAAGTTTGGGAATAGTGTGTCTGCAATAGCTAAAAGATCTATATAAAACAGCATGGCTTATAAACAAAAAGGATATAAAGCACATGATAACATGAAGGTGTTGCCAAAAGATTTGTCTGGTAGGAGCTCTGCTAATCAAAGAACTCCCCAGATAAAACCTGGTAATTCCCCTGGTAAATTGCGAATGTCAAATCCTAATACTGGTATCGACGAGGTATGGAACTCTAATAGCAATATATCTCAGGGTATGGGCAATTTAGCTTCTAGCGCAACGCAAAACATATATCAAAATCAAAACAACACTGGTTTTACAAATAACCCCATGTTGAATAGTGGAGCTGGTAACTCTGGTAGTTACGGTGGTTATGGTGATTTTTACGGTAAAAACGTTAACAAGAACTCTACATCAACGTTTAATAGTAAAGCTGCTATGGAAGCCGCTAGAACTAAAGGAAGAACTGTTTCTGCTGGTATGACTAGAGATCTTTCTGAAAGAGCTACTAAAGGTACGGGTTCTATACAAGACATGATAAATAGTACTGTTAGTTCAGTACAAGCAGCTCAAGATGTTAAACGGGCAAAAGGCTTGAGTAGTTACAAGGCTAATGCTGCACTAGCGCAAGCTAAGAGGCAGGCAGAAAATGATAGTAGGTTTAACGCTTACAAAGCATCAAGTCAAAGCAAGTACAACAAGCTAAAAGGATCTTACGATAAAATGACTAAAGCTCAAAAGGCTGCTGCTGCAAAACCAAAAAGGAGAGGTTCAAATATTGTCACAAAAACTATAAAATCAGGTTCTAATATAGTTAAAGGTATTAGTAGAGGTATTAAAGGAATATTTGGTCGTAGGCGTAAAAGAAGAAGCTCTACTAAAAAGAAAACGACTAACGTAGCTTTTGGTGCAGGTCTTACACCCAAAACAACACCTAAGCGTAGGAGACGTAGAAGAAGATTTTTTAGTGACATTAGATTAAAACAAAACATAATGCTAGTTGGATCATCAAAAAGCGGTATACCTATTTACAATTTTAGTTATATAGGTGATAATACTATGTATCAAGGTACTATGGCTCAAGATTTAATATCAATGGGCTATGATAAAGCTATAACTAAAAACAGCATATCAGGACATTATATGGTTGATTACAACAGTATAGACGTTGATATGATAAAACTAAACTAATAACAAAAACAAAAAAAAATAAAAATGGCAATAATTACAGCAGGATCTAAATTTCTTGGGTTAAAATCAACAGTTGATACTACTGAGAGAAACTCTGACAGAGTAAACGCAAACACACACTATTGGACAATAGAGGACTTAAACCAAACTATCACTGCGGCTGACGCAACTGGTACAGCTAACACTTTAGCGCATTACAACGGCTCTGGAGCTCTTAACGAGGCTGGAGAAGTAACAGTTGACTCCTCAGGAAATATCACGTCTACAGCAAATGTAACAACTGCAACTATAAACTTAGGCGCATTGAACACAGCTCCAGCATCTGCATCAGCAACTGGTACGGTAGGACAAATTAGAATTGATGCAAGTCATATCTATGTTTGCGTAGCATCAAACACATGGAAAAGAGTAGCTATAGCGGCGTTCTAATAGAACATAAAATATAGGGAAAGACCCTACACCAAGTCAGTATTAACCAAAAACCAAAATTATGACTTATTTATACTACAAGACCAGCACTCACACTGTTGGCAACCAAAAACCGAGTAAAGAAACTATTGAGCAGTTAAAATTCCTTTCAGACAAGAAGCACTGGAGAATAACTCAGCTGTCAAATGGTTTTTACCAAACAGAAGTGTTACGACCAAACTCAGATGATGAGTGGGGTGATGTAACACGTAGAGAAACCGTTGAAGGTGCGGAAGCAGCTATAGATGGTAGTATCGAACACTTCTCTAAAAGATTAGAGGCGGCAAGTGGTCCTAAGGTTGTGAAGACCTTTTAGTAAAAAATTAAATTAAATTAAATAAAATATGGAGTACAATCAACCTAGTCTTCTTATCAAACAAGTAATGTTTGGTGAAGAAGCTAATAAAAAAGTAGTTGCCGGTGTAGAGAAGCTGGCTAGAGCAGTAAAATCAACCCTAGGTGCCTCTGGTAAATGCGTTATATACGAAGATGCAAGAGGTTTACCGGTCATAACAAAAGACGGTGTAACAGTAGCAGAATCTGTTGTCTTATTTGACCCGGTTGAAAATATAGGGGCTACACTTGTTAAGGAAGCCGCTAGAAATACAGTGAAAGAAGCAGGTGACGGTACTACTACAGCTACCGTCCTTGCTGAATCACTTTTGAAACAAGTTAGTTCAAGTAGAGCTAACACAAGAGAAATTAAAGATGGTATTAAATCCTGCCTAACAAAGGTAAATGATTACTTAGATAAAGTTTCTGTAAAGATCGAAGGCGACATGCTGGAATCTGTTAGTTCAATAAGTTGTAATAATGATACGGAACTAGGAAAGATTATAGCAGAGGCTTATAGTAAAGTAGGTAAAGATGGAGTTGTGTTAATGGAAGCTTCAGAAACAGAGAATACCTATGTTGATGTTGTTGACGGCGTTCAGATTGACTGCGGGTTATCTTCTCCTCATTTTGTTACTGATACAGATAAACAAAAAGCGGAACTTGATAGCCCTTTTATTTTAATAGTAGCATCAGAAATACCCAACGTTAGAAAAATACAAAACATATTAGAGTTCTGTATTAAGGGTAATAGAAGTCTATTGATAGTTGCACCATGCGCTCAGCAGGTTAAAGCAGCGTTATTAATGAACAAAATAAAAGGTAATATAAAAGTTAATATAATTGACACGCCTGGTTTTGGACCCACTAAACAAGAAACACTTAAAGACTTAGCTATACTAACTAACGCAACTGTTATAAACGAAGAGCTAGGAGATGATTTAGATGGTATTTCTTTAGACGTATTAGGTGAAGCTGTAAAAACAGTTACAGACGCAACAGGGACCGTTATAACAACAATAGATGATATACCTGAGGTTAAAGACAGGATACAAGAAGTCATAAAAGCTAAGAAAAAAGAGAAAGATCCTTTTATGAAAAGAAAAATAGAAGATAGAATAGCTATGTTATCAGGGTCTGTCGGAATAATAAGGGTTGGGGCTTCTTCTAAAATAGAACTTAAAGAAAAGAAAGACAGAGTTGAAGACGCGATATACGCTACAAAAGCAGCTTTGAAAGAAGGTATTGTACCAGGTGGAGGTGTAGCACTTTTAAACGCATCTCAGAAAATCACAGCTAAAGCTGTAGGTGAAGAGATACTACTAAAAGCTATTCAAGCTCCTTATGTTACAGTTCTTAACAATGCTGGTATTGAAGAGTGTGATTGTGGTGAAGAAGGTAAAGGTATTAACGTTATAACTGGAGCTTGTGTTAGTATGATTGAAGATGGTATTATAGATCCGGTTTTGGTTACAAAATCGGCGCTCAAAAATGCAGTGAGCGTAGTATCAACAATTATATCTGCAGATTGTGTAATTTCAAACATGAGAGATGAAAGCGATCAATAGTTATATAATTATAGAGGATATGAAAGAAGGTCCTAAAAAAATAGGTGGGCTTATATTCACAGAGGAGTTGGATAGTGACAATAGGTACGTAAGGTCTAAAGTTGTTTCTGTTGGTAACTTAGTAGAAGGTATAAATGAAAAAGACATTGTATACTATGACAAACACTCTGGGCACAATATTACTTATGGTGATAAATTATATAAGGTCATACTGTCTAGAGATGTTGTTATTGTAGAGTGATGAGATTAAACTCTCAAGACTTAAAAGATTTTGGTCTTTTAAAACACTGGAGAACAGTTAGGTTAGCTTTAGTAAAGCAAAACAATTTGACTAGCTCTTCCGACTTAGAATTAATAGTTTATTTAGAATCACTAAAAAGATTTACATTAAAAGACTTTAAGTCTGGAGTTTACACTTACAGTTGGGATAAAAAAAGATGGCAGAGACTAATTAGAGATGGTTGGATTAAAGTTTGGAGAGCTAGAAATAGAACCACGCAAAAATACAATGTTTATAAAGTTACTTTTAAAGCTTCTCAGATGGTCTCTAGAATGTACAGGTTATTGTTGGGTGAAGAAGACTTACCTACATCTGAGAAAAGTAAGTATTACAAGAATAAAAGATACAGTAGTAGAGTTATGAACAAAGCTATTGACGATATGATAAAAGATAAAAAACAATAATATGGCATATAAGCAAAATAATCCCTTTAACATTAGATCTAGCAAGCTTAACATTGGAATGAAAGAAGGAGAAGAGATTGTTCCTGGTGTTAGAGTTATAAGAACAAATAAACTTAAGCCTGGCGTTTTAGGTGAAGCCAATGATGATAATAGTATATTTATATCTGACACTATAGCTCCTGGTTCTATTGAAGAAACTAAAATACTAACACACGAGGTTAAACATCTTGTAGATATGGAGACTGGAAGGTTTAAATACACGCCAACCTCAATAACTTGGGATGGTCAAGAGTATCCTAGAGAAAACGGTATGGTATTATATGATGGCAAATGGCAACCAGAAGGGGGAGAGTTTCCTTGGGAAAGCCACAAATAAAAAATTATGAGTATATTAACAAAAATATTATCTGGAGGTGCTGCTGATTTAGTTAAAGGAGTTGGTGGAGTAATAGACAACCTTCATACTTCCAAAGAAGAAAAGCTTGAAGCAGAAAGAAAAATCAAAGACCTAGTAATGGGTTATGAAGCAGAAATGCAAAAACAAGTAACTGAGCGCTGGAAGATGGACATGGCTTCAGACTCATGGCTTAGTAAAAATATAAGACCGCTAGTTCTAATATTTCTAGTAGTATCAACAGTTCTATTAATATTTATCGATGCTGGAATTATTAAGTTTGAAGTTAAGTCCTCTTGGGTAGATTTATTACAATTAGTATTAATAACCGTGATCGGTGCCTACTTCGGTGGACGATCACTAGAAAAAGTAAAAAAATAATTATGGCAAATACAAATGGAGTACAATATGGCTTTGGTCAATATGGTAGCATACACGTTAGAGGAACAGATGCTGTTAGCATGGTTCTAGGCAACAGAGTTTTTGTAGCAATACAGTTTTTAGAAGACACTAAGTTCAACACAGGTGCGGCTGGTTTAACACCTGCTGACGCTCAATTGTTTCCTAGTTCTGAAACTGGCGTTAGTTCTGATATATCAGCTAATGGTGTTACAACTGACAATGAAGTGTTTCCAAAAGGAGTAACTATATACGGTAGGTGGACTGGGTTTCAACTTGCTTCTGGTGGTGTTATCGCTTACATAGGAGCTTAGTGTTAGGTTTAGGTAACGGTCTAACTCTATCTTCAAGTATTGAGTCTCTAATACCAAAGTTCTCGTTATCACTAGATGGTACTGATGATAGGGTTACGCTTGCTTCAGAAATAACTCTCTTGATATCTAGGGCTGGTAATAATGGTACAATTTCATTTTGGTCAAAAAGAGTAAACTCTAGTACAAGAGACACTATTCTTGGTGCTCATAATGACGTTGGAAGTGTACAATCTAATTATAGGTCGTTACTAGAACTAACTACAACTCCTAAGATTAGAATAGAATCTATTCAAAACGGAGAAGAAGCTGGTGGTATAAGCTCTACTGATTACTCAGTGTGGCATCATTATGTTGTTACTTGGAGCGGTAGAGATGGCTCTAACAACGCTCAAGCAATATGGTATGAAGATGGTTCTGCAATAAGTATGGATTCTAGCAATACCTTTGGGTTAACTGTAGGTGAAGAGTTTACTTTTGATACTATTGGCGCTGTAAACAATACTTCCTCAGGAGAACATGAGTTTACAGGTCTTTTGTATCAATTAGCTTTTTGGGATGTAACTTTAGCTGCTGCCGCTGTTGTTTCTATGTATAATAGTGGAATTCCAATACCATTACAATTTGAAAGTGGTAATTACAATAATGCAGACGACTTAGTGCATCTTTATAAGTTTAACGAAGGGTCTGGAACAACAACAGCAGACTCTGTTGGCAGTGTTAATGGTACTCTTAAGGAAGACGCTACGTTTAGTGTAGAAATACCAACAGGTTAAATAATATGTTAGGTTTAGATGCTTCAGGGTTCAATTTCCCAAGACCACTACATATATTTGATAATGATAGCTCTATTTTATTAGATGGTGTTGGTGATGCTATAAGAGTGTCAAAATCACAAGGCATGTTGGGTTTGACTTCTTTTACCTATGGTGTTTTTATTGGCCAAGCCCAAGGGTTATATAGTGGACAACAAAATGGCGTAAGAAATATAATGGGTAATTCTTTCAATGGAGGTACTTCTATAAGTTGGCTGAACAAAAAGTTTTATGCTACCGTATACGTTAAAAGCGCGGGGGTTCCAGGTGCTTTCCTACAAGTTAGTACTCCAGAAGACGTTTTTGACGGACAAGACGTGAGTGATGGAAGTAGTTTTTCTACTGGTACAAATGGTTTTAACTTAGTGGTTTTAAACTGGCATCAAAATAGGTTAAAGCTTTATATTGGCGGTGGAATTGGAGGCGGAATGGGTAATGACTTGTATCTTGTGGGGAGCGTTACATCAACCCTCAGCAACGTATATTATCCAGGAGATTCTTCTTTAATAGCTGATTTTGGAATTGGCGGTACTATATCTGGATCAACTATAACAAATACAACCGCTTGTGCTTTCAATCAAGCTTTTTATTTTAACGGTGATATACCAATAGATGTTTTAAAGACTATATATAATAACGGAGAAGGTATAGATATGCTTAACCCTAGCCCTAGCGTTGTTAGTGGTGGTGGGGAATACACTTCTAGTCATATTGAAAGCTTATTATTAAACTTGCGAATGGAACAGCAAAGTCAAGATCAAATTGTTGATTCTACAGGTTTACAAAGCTGTAGTTTAGAGGGAGACGCTGATTACATAGCAATTAGTCCACAAAAAATAGCTTAATGAATAAACCTAAATATTACATAATAATAAATACAAGTGATATAGATACTGTGGACTTTAGCGAAATATCTACCAAACCAAGCGGTTTGCGTAAGAACAAATCTGGTACTAAATGTCTGCTTTCTTATAGAGGACGTAGACCAGGTTTTCTAAAAAAATATAAAGAATATACACATTCTGAGATTTTAAAAAAAATAAACTCTAATAGTATATTTAATAAATGGTAGTGTAAATTAATAATTAAATTAAATAAAAAAAATGGCAAAAACAAAAACAAAACAAAAAAAGGTAACAAAAATAAGTAACGAGCATTTAAGCTCGTTGCAAAACCTAATTACAACATCTAACAAAGTAAACATGAGTATCGGTAATTTGGAAGCTCAGAAGTTTGGTCTATTAAGACAGTTAGAAGGAATAGATACACAGTTAATACAGTTACAATCAACTTTTCAAGAAGAGTACGGTACTAACAACATAAGAATTCAAGACGGTACAATACTAGGTGATGAGCAAGTTAATTAGAAAGATCACCATAGGTAAGGATTATAAGAATGACGCTATGCACTATGCCGTGGGGCAAGAAGTGTATGGTGGTCATACTATTTGCGATATTATAGAGGAAGAAGACAAGTTTTCAGTTTATATTAAAAAAGGTAAAGATGTTTTACCTTGGAAAGATTTTAATAAAAACATGGCTATATCCGTAGAATATAATCTTCAATACTAGTGCATAGTGTACATGATTTTATTGTAACTCCTAAGGGGGAAAGATACAATAATACTAAAAAAGTTGGTGAAAAAAACTTAATTTTAAACTCTGAAATAAGTAATCATCTGTATGTAAACAGGCAAGCAACGGTAGTTTCAGTTCCTTTTGTTGGGCGTACAGATATAGAGCCAGGCGACACGGTAGTCGTACACCACAACGTTTTTAGAAGATGGCACAATATACAAGGTGTAGAAAAAAATAGTAGAAGTTTTTTTGATGAAAAAACATACTTTATAACACCGGAACAAATATTCCTATATAAAAAGAAAGACGAATGGTTGTGCCCAGATGGGTACTGCTTTGTCAAACCTCTTAAAACTAAAGATAAATTCAATATAGAAACAGAAGAAAACTTAAAGGGTATAGTTAAATATGCCGATGGAACTGTTAACGTAGGTGATTTAGTAGGATTCAAACCAGGTTCAAAATTTGAATTTGTTGTTGATGGAGAGAGGTTATATAGGGTTTTATCACACTTTATTACAATTAAATATGAATATCAAGGAAACGAAGAAGAGTATAATCCAAGCTGGACACAAAGCCGTTGAAGAACTTATTAAAGTCGCGAAAGAAGCTATTGTTGATAGTGGAGATGATATTACAGCAGACAGACTTAAGAACGCTGCCGCCACTAAAAAACTCGCTATATTTGATGCTTTTGAAATACTCAATAGAATCCAGGAAGAAGAAAATATACTCGAAGGTAAAGATGTTGAAGATAAAAAAGCCAAAGTTTTTAAAGGTTTTGCAGAAAATAGATCAAAATGAAGTATGATCAAACTTTGTACCGCGTAATAGAACCTATAAAAAAAACAACTATAAGTAGGCTGAATAAAGCTAAAAAATGGAAGTATGGTTATGACAAAGATCACGATGTTGTAGTTATATCAAGATCAGGTCAAATAGGAGAGGTTTTAGAAATACAAGGTTTAAGCATAGCTTTGCCAAAAGAACCTAAGTCTATATATAAGCATAAAAAAAACAAATGGGTTAAAGAGGAGTACTCTAAAGAGCTACAGCGCATAAAAAACATATTTGATTGGCGTAACCACCCAGATGAAAAGAAAGACGATTGGTACGATTACATAGACGAGCAGTTCAAAAGAAGAGAAGAAGGTTTTTGGTTTATCAACAATGACAAACCAACATACATAACTGGAACTCACTATATGTACTTGCAATGGAGTAAGATAGATGTAGGCGCACCAGATTTTAGAGAAGCAAACAGATTGTTCTTTATATTCTGGGAAGCTTGTAAAGCAGATAAAAGATGTTATGGTATGTGTTACCTAAAGAACAGAAGATCAGGGTTTTCTTTCATGTCATCTGCAGAAACAGTTAACTTAGCTACTATATCGAGTGATAGTAGATATGGTATACTATCTAAAACAGGCTCTGATGCTAAGAAAATGTTTACCGACAAAGTGGTACCGATATCAATAAACTATCCGTTTTTCTTCAAACCTATTCAAGATGGTATGGATCGTCCTAAATCAGAACTTGCTTATAGAGTACCTGCTAGTAAGTTTACAAGGAAAAAGATGGCCGCTACAGATGGTTTAGAAGAATTAGAAGGGTTAGACACAACGATTGACTGGAAAAATACTGGAGACAATAGTTATGATGGTGAAAAACTAGCTCTGCTAGTTCACGATGAGAGTGGTAAATGGGAAAGACCTGATAATATATTAAATAACTGGCGTGTTACAAAAACATGTTTAAGATTAGGTAGTAGAATTATAGGTAAGTGTATGATGGGATCAACATCAAATGCTTTAGATAAAGGAGGTGATAACTTTAAAAAATTATACAATGCATCAGATGTCACTAAAAGAAATAGAAATGGTCAGACAAAGTCTGGCTTATACTCTTTGTTTATCCCAATGGAATGGAACTACGAAGGATTTATTGATGAGCACGGAATTCCAGTTTTCACTACTCCTGATATCGACGTGTTCGCCCCAGACGGTGAATTAATAGACATAGGCGTAGTAGACAATTGGCAAAACGAAGTAGATGGTTTAAAAGATGATCAAGACGCTTTAAATGAATTTTACCGTCAGTTTCCAAGAACAACTGAGCATGCATTTAGAGATGAAACTAAGAATAGTATATTTAACTTAGTTAAAATATACGAGCAGATAGATTACAACGAAGAGCTTGGTAGGTCAATAGGTATAACACAAGGAAACTTTCAGTGGGCTAGCGGTATAAAGGACACTCAAGTTTTGTTTTACCCAGATACTAACGGTAGATTTAAAGTTAGTTGGGTTCCACCACAACATATTCAAAACAGAGTGGTTTTAAAAAACGGTATTAAATATCCTGGTAATGAGCACATGGGTAGTTTTGGTTGTGATAGTTACGATATATCAGGTACGGTAGATGGAGTTGGGTCGAAAGGAGCTTTACACGGCTTAACCAAGTTTAGCATGGAAGATGCTCCCGCTAATGAATTCTTTTTAGAATACTTATCAAGACCATCAACCGCCGAGATGTTCTTTGAGGACGTTCTAATGGCTTTAGTATTTTACGGGATGCCTATACTCGCAGAGAACAATAAACCCCGTCTCTTGTATTACCTGAGACGTAGAGGATATAGAGGGTTTAGTATGAATAGACCTGATAAGGTTTGGAACAAATTATCTGTTGCAGAAAAAGAAGTTGGTGGTATACCAAATACCAGTGAAGATATAAAACAAGCACACGCAGCGGCAATTGAAATGTATATACAAAATCACGTAGGACATATTAGTGATGGAAACTATGGTAATATATATTTTAATGAAACATTAAACGATTGGAGTAAGTTTGATATAAATAAAAGAACAAAGCATGATGCGTCTATAAGTTCTGGTTTAGCTATAATGGCTAACAATAGAAACTTATACGCGCCCAACCAAAAGATAGAAAGACAACCTACTAATTTTGGTTTTACAAAATATAATAACAAGGGTTTAAACTCAACAATAATTAAACAATAAATATGGCTAAATCAGGTGTACATAATGGATTTCCTAGTCAAGTAGTTAGTGATATTGAAAAAAATAGCTACGACTATGGTTTGAAAATTGGCCAAGCTATAGAAAGTGAATGGTTCGGTAGCACGACTCATTTGGACAAAAGATTAAATCATAACAGAGAAATATACCATAACCGCAGGTTATATGCTAGAGGCGAACAATCTGTACAAAAATACAAAGACGAGTTATCTATAAATGGTGATTTGTCTTATCTTAACTTAGATTGGAAACCTGTTCCTATTATACCTAAGTTTGTTGATATAGTTGTTAATGGTATGGCTGATAGACATTATGATATAAAAGCATACTCTAGAGATCCTTACGGAGTTCAGAAAAGAACTAACTATATGGAAGAGTTGTTAGCGGATATGAAGCTTAGTGCTATAAATGATCAAGCCGAAGAAATGTTTGGTATGACGATGCTAGTAAATGATCCAGCAGACATACCCAACAGTGGAGAAGAGTTAGAGTTACACATGCAGTTAACATACAAACAAAACGTTGAAATTGCAGAAGAAGAAGCGGTTAACACGCTGCTTGATGGTAGTAGGTATGATTTAATTAGAAAGAGAACTTTACAAGATATAGTTATACTTGGTATTGGCGCTAACAAAACAACGTTTAACACTTCTGAAGGTGCTAAAGTTGAGTATGTTGATCCAGCTAACTTAGTTTATTCTAGAACCGAATCACCTTATTTTGATGATCTATACTATATAGGTGAGGTTAAAAAACTACCTATAAACGAGATAGTGAAAGAGTTTCCTTTCTTGACAAACGAGGACCTAGAGGATTATGTTTCTAAAAAAGACACTAGAACAAGCTACGGTAACAACAATAGATCCAACTCTGATGCTGATGACAACTGTTTAGAAGTTTTGTATTTTAACTACAAGACTTACATGAATGAAGTTTACAAGGTCAAGGAAATGCCAAGTGGTGGCGAAAGGCCAATCAAAAAAACAGACAAGTTTGACCCACCTGAAGAAAAACAAAAAGATTTTAAGAAGGTTAGTAGAGCTATAGAGGTTGTTTATGAGGGCGCTATGATAATAGGTTCTAACAAACTATTAAAATGGGAACAAGCAAAAAACCTTCTTAGGCCAAAAAGTGATTTTACTAAAGTTAAAATGAACTACAGTATTGTTGCACCTAAAATGTATGAGGGTAGAGTTGAGTCTTTAGTTAGCAGAATAACTGGCTTTGCTGACATGATACAGTTAACACATTTAAAAATACAGCAAGTATTAGCTAAGGTAGTTCCTGATGGTGTGTATCTAGACGCAGATGGACTTGCTGAAATAGACTTAGGTAACGGCACGAATTACAATCCTCAAGAAGCTCTAAATATGTTCTTCCAAACTGGTAGTGTTATTGGTAGGTCGTTTACTTCTGATGGTAGTATGAACCCTGCTAAAATGCCAATACAGGAAATACAAACTGGTTCTGGTGGAAACAAAATGCAAGCTCTTATTGGTAATTACAATTATTATCTACAAATGATAAGAGATGTAACCGGTTTAAATGAATCAAGAGACGGTTCAACACCAGACGCTAAAGCTTTAGTTGGGGTTCAAAAGTTAGCGGCAGCTAACTCAAATACAGCAACTAGGCATATAATGGAAGCTAACTTGTTTTTAACGACTGAGATTGCTGAGGCTTTATCGCTTAGAATATCTGACATTATAGAGTACTCACCGACTAAAGATGCTTTTATACAGCAAATAGGAGCTCATAATGTTGCGGTGTTACACGAGTTGAGTAATTTACATCTTTATGACTTTGGTATATTTATAGAACTAACACCTGACGACGAGGAAAAACAATTATTAGAAAATAACATTCAACAAGCTATAGCACAACAAAGTATAGAGCTTGATGATGCTATTGACGTTAGGGAGATAAAGAATTTAAAACTTGCTAATAGGGTTTTAAAAACAAGAAGAGTTCAAAAACAAAAAAGGGAAGAAGAGCAACAAGCATTGCAAATAGAGCAGCAAGGAGAACAGCAGAGACAAACACAAGCTCAAGCAGCTCAATTAGAAGCGCAAAAATTACAACAAAAAATACAGTCTGAACAATCAATGGAGCAAATGAAAGCCGAAATGAGTATGGCTAAAATGATGAAAGAAGCTGAAGTTAAAAAAGCTTTAATGGATCATGAGTTTCAAATAAACATGAGATTAAAACAGATGGAGACTGAGATTATCAAGGGTAGAGAGAATAATAAAGAAGATCGTAAAGACGAGAGAACAAAAATTCAAGCTACACAGCAAAGCAAAATGATAGATCAAAGAAAAAACGATTTACCACCCCAGAAGTTTGAGTCGGCAGGAAACGACATACTTAATGGTCAATTTGGTTTGGGGACTTTTGACCCAAAATAAAATTAAATGAAATATAATTTAAAAGAACCCTACTTTCATAAAGGTGGGGCAAAAAACATGCCAGCTGTAGACAAGTGGTCTAACGAGTGGTATTTAAAAGAACGGTTTCAAAATGCAGTTGTTGATATAGAAAGGTATGATTCTGAGTTAGATATGCAGGTATCTAAGTGCGAGAAGTGGACGGTTAACTTTAATGACTTTTTAGACAATCTTTACGAGAACGAATATCTACCTGATTGCCCATTAAGCGAAACCAACGTTGACCCTAGTATATTAGAAGATTTAATAAACCCAGACGCTTGTCCTGGTGAACCTGAAGAGCACTTGTTGTTTGTAGGTAAAAACACCAAGTCAGGAGCTCACATACATATAGAAGATGATTTTGTGTTACACCAAATAGTAGGTAAAAAGATAGTTTACTTAATGGAATATGAGCATTTAAAATTAAACGGAGCATGGGGTCAATATTCAAACTTCAGCAAAGAAAACTTTTTTAGATTACCTAAAAGCGCTGACAAAGATATTTACAGGATAGAGATGGAACCAGGTGATATATTATATATACCACCTTGGACTTGGCACGCTACAGAAAACATAGGTTACACTGTAGCTGTAACTAAAGTCTACCGAAGAGATGAAGATTACTTAAAAGAAAAAAGATTTAGAAGGCTAAGATATAGGCATTACACTGGTATCATAAAAGGTATTATTGGAGATATTTTTGGGGCCTAGCAATTATTAATTATTATTATATTATATTATGGAAGAGAACAATGAAAACAAACTTGAAGAGGTAATACAAAACAAACCTGTTGAAGAAAAACAAGAAGAAGTAGTTGAAAATACAGTTGAACAAACAGATCCAGAAGTAACTAAAGTTTCTATACCTTCTTTTGGTAGTTTAGAACCAACTGTCACTAAAGTAGATTTATCAAAACCAATAAACCAAGAGGAAGAAAATGAAGTTAAAGAAGATAACACTAACGACGGAGGAGTGGTTGCAGAGTCTGAAAATGCCGAGCCCACACAAGAACAAGAAGAAGTACAACCGGAAGCTGAAACACAAGAAGCAGTTGAAGAGGTAGTAAAAAACGCTGAAGAAGCTATAGAAGAAGCTATAAAAACAGGAGGTGATTTACCAGAAAATATTCAGAAGCTTGTTGATTTTATGGATGATACCGGTGGAAGTGTTGAAGAGTACGTAACATTAAATAAAGACTACTCTAAAGTAGATGACAATGTTATATTGAGAGAGTACTACAGATCTACTAAACCTCACTTGTCAATAGAAGAAGTTGATTTTTTATTAGAAGATCAATTTAGTTTTGACGCTGAGTATGGTGATGAAAAAGAAAATAAAAGAAAAAAGCTAGCCTTAAAAGAGCAAGTTGCCGAGGCTAGAAACCACTTGGACGGGTTAAAGTCCAAATACTATGAAGATATCAAAAGCGGAAGCAAGCTTAGTAAAGAGCAGAAAGAAGCTGTTGATTTTTTCGACAAATTTAACGAAGAGTCTAAACAAGGTAAGGAGTTAGCTAAAAGACAGCAAGAAGTATTCCAAGAAAAAACAGATAATGTTTTTAACCAATCGTTCGAAGGTTTCGAATATAATGTTGGGGACAAGGTTTATAGATATAAAGTCAAAGACGCTAAAGATGTTAAACAAACGCAGAGTGATATTAGTAACTTTATAGGAAAGTTTCTTGATAAAGACAATAATCTAGAAGATGCGGCTGGTTATCACAAATCTCTTTATACAGCGATGAATGCAGACTCTATAGCTAAGCATTTTTACGAACAAGGCAAGTCCGATGCGATAAAAGACAGTATTAAGTCTTCTAAAAACATCGATATGGCACCTAGACAAACTCATGAAGATGCTAAAACTATTGGAGGTATGAAATTCAAACCGCTGAACTTGCACGAAAGCTCTAAGTTACGAATTAAACAAAATTAACAATTAAAACATTTTAAAAAATGGCAATTACATTAGGAGCTGTTGGGAATGCAGCATTAGTCCCAGCACAAAAACAAGCGACGTTATCGACGAATTATATCGATTTTACGGACGCAACTACTGATCATTGGGCACAACAATATATGCCAGATCTAGTAGCACAAGAAGCAGAGATATTTGGAAACAGAACGATCTCTGGATTTTTATCAAAAGTTAGTGCAGAAGAATCAATGAGCGCTGACCAAGTTATTTGGACAGAACAAGGAAGATTACATTTATCATACAAATGTATGATTGACAACGCTTCTGGTGGTGCAGGTACAGGTACAGCTGATCCAACTAGAATTAAGTTAGAGAAAACTATAGATGGTAACGCTATTTCGGCTACTGGTCAAGACCACGGTGTTAGAGTTAACGATACTGTTATTGTAGCTAACGCTAATCACGTAGCAAAAGGTTATGTAACTGTTGTAGCTAATAACATTATTACTGTTGCTGCTTACGGTGACACTCATTTAGAGGCTATAATCTCTTCTGGTGCTACTACTACAGAAGCTATGACTTTATTAGTTTATGGTTCTGAGTACGCGAAAGGTACTGACAAAAGAGGGGCTGCAGTTGAGCCAGATATGAAAAGTTATGACAACAAGCCAATCATACTAAAAGATCAGTATGAGGTTTCAGGTTCAGATGCTTCTCAAATCGGTTGGATTGAAGTAGCTGGTGAAGGTGGACAATCAGGTTACTTATGGTACTTAAAAGCTGAAGGTGATACTAGAACTAGATTTACTGACTACGTTGAAATGGCTATGCTAGAGTCTGAAAAAGCTGAGGCTGGTTCAGGTGTATTAACATCTCACACTGTAAACGGTGCTGCTTCAACTTCTGCTGGTACTGAGGGTATGTTCAAAGCTATTGAAACTAGAGGTAATGTAGGTTCTGGACTTACTGCAGCTGGAGCATTTGTTCTTCAAGATTTTGATGATATTTTAGCAAGATTTGATGAGCAAGGAGCTATTGAGGAATACATGATGTATGTAGACAGAAACTTATCTCTAGCAATGGATGATATGTTAGCTACTGTAAACTCAAACCACGCTGGTGGTACTTCTTACGGTGTATTTAACAACGATAAGGATATGGCTTTAAACTTAGGTTTCTCTGGTTTCAGAAGAGGTTCTTATGACTTCTACAAAACTGACTGGAAATACTTAAATGACAAAGGTGCTAGAGGTGGTATGATATACAATGACATCAAAGGAGCTATGATTCCTGCTGGTGTATCATCTGTGTATGATCAAACTTTAGGTAGAAACCTTAAGAGACCATTCTTACACGTACGTTACAGAGCTTCTAAAATGGAGAACAGAAAAATGAAAACTTGGACTACTGGTTCAGTTGGAGGAAATGTTACTTCTGCTTTAGATGCAATGGAAATGCACTACTTATCTGAAAGATGTTTAGTTACTCAGGGTGCAAACAACTTTATGCTTTTAAAAGCGTAACTATATTTTGAAAGAACCGGGGCTTCGGCCTCGGTCCTTTTATTTTTATTAATTATTATTATATTATATCATGGAAAAAACAAAAGAGTCTGGTAGTATCAAATTTGCTGATACACCAATGACAAAAGAAACAAAAAAACAAAAAACAGTACAAGCTATCGCTAAATCACCTAACAAGTGGGAAATAAAAGATAGGATCTATTATCTATTAGGTAACAACAAACCTATATCTTACACTATACAATCAAAAAACATTATGTGGTTTGATAAAGACAAAGGGTATGAGAGAGAGGTGTCAAACACCATTAATCAAAACACTCCTTTTGTAGATGAGTTTAAAGGAGATGCTAGATTAGAACATATAGCTTTTATTGACGGTATGCTTTTTGTACCAAAAGAAAAAACTGTATTACAAAAAATCTTATCATTACACCACCCGAAAAAAGATACTCTTTATTACGAGTGGCAACCTGAAGTAGAGGCTGAAGACGAGTTAGATGATTTAGAGTTTGAGATTGATGCTTTAAATATAGCTAGAGATATGGATATAGACACAGCCGAAGCTATAATGAGGGTTGAAATTGGTTCTGAAGTTAACAATATGAGTACTAAAGAACTTAGAAGAGATTTATTAGTATTTGCTAGAAACAATCCTGATTTATTTATTGAGCTAGCTGAAGATGATAATGTACACTTAAGAAATGTAGGTATAAAAGCTGTAGAGTCAAATATTATAAAGCTATCACCTGACAATAGAAACTTTAGCTGGGCTAGTAATAATAGAGTTTTAATGACTGTACCTTTTGATGAGCACCCATACTCAGCATTAGCAGCATGGTTTAAAACTGATGAGGGCATGGAGATACATTCTACTATCGAGAAGAAATTATCTTAAATAAACCTAATTGAAGTAGCCACTCTGTTTAGGGGTGGCTATTTTTTTTAAAAAAACTAATAGTAATATAACGCTATATCAAGTGATTATATTATATAACAAAGAAATATTATGGCAGTAAATATAGATGACGTATACCAAAAAGTTTTAGCTTTAGCTAACAAAGAGCAAAGGGGTTATATAACACCTTTGGAGTTTAACTTGTTTGCCAACCAAGCTCAACTAGAAATATTTGAACAATACTTTTATGACTTGAATCAAGCTGAGAGAGGCGCTGGTAATAATAGTCAATATAACGATCCAGTTAAAATCTTGTTAGAAAAAATACAACCTTTTGAAAAAAGGTATGAAGACGTAATAGTTACAAGCAGGTATAACTCTTATTTACCAGCAGACTTATACAGATTAGGAGAGGTTGCGCTTAATGGTAGCACTGCATCTCCTAACACAAAAACAATAGAGGAGGTTTCAGAAAGAGAGTTAATAGATTTAGGTAATTCACCGTTAGCCAAGTTTAATAAATCTAGACCTGTGTTTGTTAGAAGGGATAGTTTTGATGATAGTGGAAGGCAACTCATTACTATATATCCAAACAGTGACAACCCAGCAGAGCAAGTAGCTCTTTTCTTTACTCAAAATGGAGACACTGACAGTGACACAACTGCGGCTGTGGATGCTGGTGGTAATTTTGAGTGGATAAAAGCTGGTCAAACGGTAACTGGTTCTGGTATACCAACTGGCACAACCGTGGTTAGTATAGCTGCTGGAGCGGGTGGTTTGGTGCTTTCAAACGCAGCAACAACAACGGTTAGCGATGTAACTCTAACTTTTTATTCTGACGACGTAAAGTGTAATTATATTAGAAAACCAATTGACGTTGCTTGGGGGTATGAGGAAATAGCTTCTTCAGATGGTCAAAGCGGATCTACAGCTCTTTATAATAGTACTACATCTATAAATTTTGAATTACATGCCTCGGAAGAAAATGAATTAATATTACAAATACTGAAATTAGCTGGTGTAAACACTCAAGATGCAGCGTTGGTTCAGTACAGTTCTACAGAGCTACAAATGGATGTTCAACAAGAAAAACAATAAATAAATGGGATTATTAGACGGCAACACACAGCAAGCTTATTATACTGGTACTAGTTTTGGAGGTTATCAATTTGTATCTATAAACGATATTATAAATAACTTTATATTCTCAAACACAGGTGAGGACACGCTTATACCCAAGATAAAAAAATCAGTTGTACAATACCATGCTTTAAGAAGTTTACAAGAGTTAAGTTATGATACTTTTAAATCTTTGAAATCCATGGAGATTACGCTACCACCTTCCTTGCAAATGTTATTACCACAAGACTACGTTAACTACACATCGTTAACTTTCATGGGTAAAGATGGTTTAGAAAGAGTTATATATCCTACTAGAAAAACTTCAAACCCTTTAAATCCTGACCAGAACGCTGATGGAACTCTTGATACTTCTAGTGCTGATTTAAGTTATACGGATTCTACAACTTGGACAACACACAAAAACACTACTAGTACAGACCCTGACTTAACAAACTATGTTGATGGGTCAGCTGTATACCCAACTTACTACATAGATAATAATACTGGAAAAATACACTTTAGTTCAAATATGGCTGGAAGAACTATTACATTAAAGTATATATCCGATGGAGTTGGTAAAGACGAAGAAATGATAGTTCATAAGTTTGCTGAAGAAGCTATGTACAAATGTATATCGCTAGCTATATTGTCATCTAGAGCAGATGTACCAGAGTATATAATATCTAGAATTAAAAGAGAGCGTTTTAGCGCTGTTAGATCAGCTAAACTCAGATTGTCTAACCTTAAGGTTAACGAGATGACTGACGCGATGAGAGGTGCTGGAAAACATTTAAAAGGATAAAACATGCAAAAGCTTAAAAGAAATTTTGTTGAGTCTAAAATGAATAAAGATTTAGACGATAGATTTGTACCACCAGGGGAATATAGAGACGCTTTAAACATAAGTGTTATAACTAACACAGATTCAAGCAGCGGTGCTGTTCAAAATTCATTAGGTAACCAATCTATATCAGACCTATCTTCCAACATTGAGGGTAAAAACACTGTTAATGGCGCTGTGAACTCTAGCTCTACAGTTGTTTTTCATGATGCTAATGATGATTTAAAAGTTGGTGCTTATTTATATAACAGCAATATATCTTCTCAACCAGTTATAATAAACATTTCGTCAGACAAAAAAACAGTAGAGTTAAACACTGTTATTACACTAGCAGACAACGAGGTTGTATTTACCCAATACTCTAAAATGCTTCCTAATCAATGTGTAGGATCTATAGAAGACGAAGGTGAAGGATCTATATATTGGATGACTAGCTCTATAGACGACGACGATAGTAGAAAATTTAATTTCAGAAATGCACAGCAGAGGTCAAATGTAAATATAGTGCCAAACCCAAACTTTAAACTAGGTACGGCTAACAACTATTTTGCAAATGGATGGGATCACGAGTCTGCTGAAGAAGATTTGGTAATAACTCACACGGGCAACTCTGATAACTTTATAACATTAGAACATAAAGCCGGTAGCACAAGTAAGTACCCAGGTTTTTCACCAACAACTCCCATTAAGTTCGAGCATGGCAAACGATACAAAGTTACATTTAACATAGACTCGGTATCAAGTACTGGTGCTGGTGGTTATAATCCTAAAATATTCTTATACGGTGTTACTGATCCTGAGACTGGCGCGGAGGGTGTAAATTCGTATAGACCGGTTTACACTGGAAACCTAGGACTACCTCCGGTTGGTAATAATGAATATTACTTTATTTTTGATGAAAACAAAAACAATAAAAATCTTTACGACAACAGTGGAAGTTTAGAGAAAACTACAGAATCTTCTTACTACCTAAATTTAAGAATAGAACTCTCACAAGGTACTGGTGGTTACGCTCAACAGAGCTACGAGCAGTTAATTAAAATAGGTGAGTTTTCTATAACAGAACATGATGCTGATTTAGCTGTTTATCAAGACGCTATTTTTAAATACTCTGATGACAAAACAGATATAATAGCAAACGACACGTATATGATAGAAGCGCCACACACAGCGCCTCACTTTACATCGTCATCTAACATAGCTAATTCCCCTTCAACATTTATACACGAGGCTGTTACTAAAGATATGTCGTGGCTGATAGTTAACATAGATGATGTAGGTGGAATTCCTCATACACCGCACAACGCGGTTACTCACGGAGGAATAGTGTCTTCTGTTAAATCAGCTGAACTAATCTTGGACCCAAGCTTTGATGACGCTACCTGGAGTACTAATGACAACACGAATGCTGTCGGTTGGCCAACGAACAACACTGGTGTTAGTGGTAATGGCGCTGGTAGTATATATTGGAATGGCGGAAGCCTTTATTTCAATGGGGTTGCTGATGATAAACTTATAGGTGGTGGAAATGTAAATATTATTACAGGAAAAACTTATATAGCTAAAGTTAAAGTTACATCTGTAACTGCTGGTAAAATTAGGATTGTTGTGTATGACCAAAGAAAAAAATACTGGTCCTCACCTAATATAACAACTGACGGTCTTTATGAATATGAATTTACTGGTGGGCAAACAACGCTTACTGGTAGTTATGGAAGTAGTGTTGTAATTCAAGCACAAGCTGCTGGTACTACCGCTGTGGTAGCATCTGTTCAGATTAGTGATAAGTTTGATTTAAGCGTTGCTACTTTAGAGCCTTACTCTGGGTCTGCTGTAGAGTTTCCATCTAGTCCTAGTAATTATAAAATTGTTTTAGTAAAACCTAAGGTTTTAAACTTTAACTATAATGCTAAGATAACTGGTATAAATATTGTAGAGAAAATGTTGTTTTGGACAGATGGTTATTCTGAACCTAAAAAGATAAACACACAAAACTTTTCTCTTGGCACGCAAAGCTTGTACTCTCAATCAAGATTACATACACATCAAAATAACTCTATATTAGATAAAAACCTTATCTACGGTTCAGATACTAATGTAAACTCCTTAAATTCACCGTCTAGAACCGTATCTTTTTGGCAACCATACTTTGGCCATAGTGATTCTGTAGTTAAGATAAAACCTGAACACGTTACTGTTATAAGAACAGCCCCTCACCAACCTCCTTTACTAGATTTATCAAATAACGAGGGTACTAAAAAAAATAACTTTACAAAGACTATTGATTTGAATTATTATGGACTTGGAGGTGGTCCCAGTTCGAGTAATAAAGTATTAATTGTAGGTCAGAGCATATGGATTTATAATGTTTCAGAGTACGCTGTAGATACTTCAATTGCTGTAGGCGATCTTTTGTACGCTAGCCAAGGTGTAGATAATAGTTTTAACACTGGTTATGATCTTAAGTTTCAAGTAGAATCTTGGTTCGGTAGTAACGATATAAAGTTAAAAGTTTTATACATAAACCCTGAAAAAACTTACGAAGACGCTCATCAATACTTTTTTACTAAAGGTAGAAATAGTGGTATATATGAGGATAAGTTTGTTAGGTTTGGTTATAGGTATCAGTATAGTGATAATGAGTATTCTAGTTTTTCTCCATTTTCAAGACCAGCTTTTTTACCTAATCAATATAAATACGATGCTGCAGATGGTGTTAATTATGGTATGATTAACATGGCTAAAAGCGTTAAGATAAAAGGTTGGGTGCCACAAGATATTCCAGCCGATGTAGTTGGTGTTGATTTGTTATACAAGGAGTCTAACAATACTAATATATATAAGTTAAAATCTTTTCATAAAGACTCATCCGAATGGAACACACTTGCTTATGGTGATAGTAGCTCTAAAGACGATGCTCATTTAGCTCACTATGGTGTTTACTCTTTTAATTCAGAAAACATAATGGGTGCGCTACCCAGCTCTCAACTATTGAGATCTTGGGATGCGGTGCCTAAAAAAGCTGTAGCACAAGAGGTTGTTGGTAACCGTTTGGTGTACGCTAACTACACACAAAATTACGATATATCAAATGGTGGTGCTCCTATAGATTTTTCTATGACCGCTAGTATGTTAAACGCTACAAGCGGAACTAGTTTATCACCACAATACAGTAGTGGTAGACAGCCTTTAACAAGTTGTAAAAGTTTAAGATCTTATCAGATTGGTGTTGTGTATGGAGATAAGTTTGGTAGAGAAACTCCAATATTAACTTCTGGTAACTGTGCTGTTGAACCGTCGCAAACGCCTGATGTTGGTAGGTTATTATTACAAGCTCAAATAACATCGCCACCACCATCTTGGGCTTCTTATTATAGACACTACGTAAAACAATCTTCTTTGCCTTATCATAATTTAGTTTTAGATAGATGGTGGGAGGCTGAAGATGATACTGTATGGCTTTCATTTTATTCTCATGATAGAAATAAACTAGAAGAAGGAGATGAATTAATACTAAAAAAGAAACATGGGGGTGACTACGTTTTACCAGAATCAGAAAAAAATAAAATTTTAGCAATAGAAAACGAAGCTCCAGACTCTTGTAAGTTAAAAACTACTAAAATAGCTACTTACAACGCTGATAGTGTTGCTATAGCCGAAAGCGATGGTGATTCAACTGCTTATGGGGCTAACGGTGCTTTTACAGAGCATGGTTTTCTAGGCGAAACTACAGGCAACAGTTTACCTCAATATCCTAGGGCAGGTGATGTAAACCAAGGAGAGGATTATTTTGATATAAAAGATTCTGCTTGGGAAGGCTCTGGTTTTGCTGGGCTAGAACAAAGCTTTGCAATGCTTGGTCCCAATGAAACTCTTAGTATAATGTTTAGAAGGTACGGTATTTCATCTGAAAAGTATGAGGTTTTAAACATACAATCACCAACAATTGATGGTCACAGTAACCCGTCAAGTTTATTTGCTGATAGATATAGAGTTAGTCTTGATAGACCTATGGGTGTTGATGCTGCAGATATAGTTAGAACCGGTAGATATAAAACCGAAACCACTACTACAGGTGGTGTGACTACAACTACATACATTGGTTTGAAAGTTGAGAGTGGTGTTTTAATACAAGCTTTTGTAGACACTTATGAGTTGGAGGATTACCATGAAGGAAGATTTTTTGTTAAGGTTAATAAAACAAACTCTATAAGAGATTATGTGATGTGTAGTGGAAGGAATGTTGAGCAGAGAGAGGTTATGGAGATGCGACTACCTTATCTAGCTCACAACGCTAACTTTTGGAGTACTGGAGAGACAGGAATGTCAACAACCTCACCGAATCAAACTCCTCACGCTAGTAGCGTTGGGTCACAAAGTTACGTTAACGCTAGAGTTAAACGGTCGTTAGTATCGACTGGTTTAACAAACGGCACTTTAGCTAGTGTTACGCAAGGTAGAAAAGTACTATTAGAGACTCAATATGAAACTGGATCTGGGGATACGGTTGCATCTTTAACATATGCTGATATTGACGCTGGCGTTCCATTAACTCATTATTCTTACAACACAACTCCATCGTATACCAGTACAACATCAGCATCAACCGTTAGTGGTGGTATGCATAGATCAAACTCTGATTGGGAGGATTATTTTGTTAGATACTCAACTTCAAACAACGCTAGTGGTTCTTTGGAAGATGATTTTTGGTTTGTAGATAAAGAGTCTGAAGAATCTACTTATGTTTGGCATTACCAAAAATCAACTGCAGACCCTGCTTTAAATACACAATTGGATAATTGGACGCCTATATATAGTATAGACGACGGTAGTGGTGGTCAAACAACAACTATACCTCATAATCACGTATATAACGCATCGAATGATGTTGCTCCCGCTCCTACTAACGGTTGGATAGACAATAATCCACAAAGATTACTACATCCAACGACAGCGGATGGTGGCTCTAGAACTAGTCTTATGCCTTGGCAAGCTGATTACGGACAGTGGCAAACTAACGGCGCATATAAAGGTGATCATAAGTGGGAAAACCTCAATGGGATGGACTACAACAATTCGGACTTTACAAACGGTTATACGGTTAGAAGTGGAACAAACCCATATGATAGCGCTGGAGCAGATGTTGGTAGTAAATTCATGATGTTATCTTGGGCTGGAACACGTGATAATGCTAGAAACTCAGCTTTTTACAATTACATCTATAGCAATGTATATGGTAGGCAAACTTACCAGACTGACGAGCCTAAAGCTGACAAGCCAGTAAAATATAGTCCTTGTAGGTTTTATTGGAGAGAAGACCCTGACAAAGAAATATATAGTATAGACAGGGTGTATTACGCTAGACACGCGAGAAACTATGGTTACTCTACAGGTTCTTCTTTAGGAATGAACAAGAGATTGAAAATTTTTTGCTACCTAGACAAAGCGCATGGTAGCGGACCTAGTGGATGGGCTCCATTTTATCACCCGGATGTAAATCCTGGGGGAGCGATAGATGCTGGGTATGGATACTCTCAACCGACTCATAATGGCGGTGAAGTTGATGAGTTTAGAACAATGGTTATACTTGATAACGTTTTAGTTGGAACAGCTGCGCATGAAGTTAAAAACCCAGCTGTATTTGAAACCTCACCTAGAGACAGTCAAGATATAGATATATATTATGAAAGTGGAGGCGCTATTCCAATAAGTATTGATGGTTTAGACCCAACAACTTTTACTCCTTATATATATACTGGTAGTAAAGTTGAAATTGATTATACTCCTTCGGGATCAAGCAATGGCATAATAACTGGACAATATTATATTGGCGTTATAGATAAAGACGGTAGAATAGGACTTAACAATAACACCGTAACGGGAATGACTGCTGGCGACAGTGTTAGAATTTATAAGAATAATAGTGATGATAGTCAATATATATCTTCAACACTTAGGTATGACGCTACAAGCGCTTTCACGTCTATATATCTAAGTGATACAACTGGACATGGAGGTTGGTGTGGTATACCTTTTGTCAACTGTATTAACTTTCAAAATGGCGTGGAGAGTAATACAATTAAAGATTTATTTAATGAGTCTAAAATGAGTCAAGGAGTTGTTGTATCAACAACTTTAGATACTGTTCCAAAAGAAGAAACATACGAGCACGGTTTAATACACTCGGGCATATATAATTCTAAAACTGGTTTGAATGATTTTAATCAATTTATAGTTGCGGATAAAATAACAAAAGATATAAACCCAAAATACGGCTCTATACAAAAGCTAAACACTAGAGACGCTGATATGACTGTTCTCTGTGAAGACAAAATAGTTAGAATGCTAGTTAACAAAAACTCACTTTACAATGCTGATGGTACTACCAACGTTACAGCTAGTGATTTAGTTTTAGGTCAAGATGTACCTTATGTTGGTGAGTATGGTATATCTAAAAACCCAGAATCTTTTGTTAATTATGGTTATAAGTCTTATTTTACTGACAGAAACAGAGGCGCTATACTAAGGTTGTCACAAGATGGTTTGACTACTATATCTAAAAACGGTATGGAATCTTATTTTGACAAAAACCTTAGGGGCGAAGGGTTTTTAATTGGATCTTATGACGCTAAAAAATATGAATATAACATAACTTTGTCGTTACCAAAAGTAGTTATTAAATCCGTTAGTAACACACAATACACTAGAAATATAATCATGGATAATGTTGTGGGTATAGCAGTTGGTATGTACGTGGATGGTGACAATGTTCAGAGTGGTTCTAAAATAGTTAGTATAAATGCATCGACAAACACGATTGAGTTAAGTAAAGACACTTTAAATAATGTTGATCTAATTGATTTAAACTTTAATGAGAAAGCTACTATAAGTTTTAATGATGTTTCTAATGGTTGGTCTAGTTTTAGGTCTTTTATACTAGAGCAAGGTTTAAGTGTTAGAGGTGAGTATTTTACCTATAGTAATGGAGCTTTGTACCAACATTATATTAATGATAAAGCAAACTACTTTTACGGCACTCCTTACAGCTCATCTATAACAGCTGTATTTAACGATGGACCTGAGTCGGTTAAAGACTTCAAAGTATTAGAGTACTTAGGGTCTGTTCCAAAAAACAAACCATCTCATTATGGTTGGTTTATATCTTCTGCTATAACAGATGTAGAAACCGGTTACGTAGGTAGTTTTGTAGAGAAAGAAGGTAAGTATATTGGTTATTTAAAAGGGTTTAACACTGGTTATACTGATCCAAAACAATTTACTACACAGGGTATTGGTAATATAACAAAATTTGAAAACGCATAACATATGGCAAACGAGCAAGCAACAATAATAAGGGGCCAAGGTTTTTCTATACAAGTAGTTGCCCCCGAAAGTAAAACAGGTTTAACTGTCACTACATCACCTTCAACAACTGATATTTTAGATGGAGTGACTGGAGTGGCTACGACTACTAACAATGCAAGTGTTAGTGGGGAGTTCTACTCTTTCTTTTTAGCACCAAAAGCTAGTATAGCTTTATTTACAACTACATTTGAAGCTAGCGAATCTTATTATTTACAAGGAGTTACTCTAAATATAACAAACGAAGCCGCTCAAAATGGTTTCTTTATTCAAGAGCAAAACGTTTTATCTATAGATGCTCAAGGAAGAGCTACTCAAATAGAGTTGTCAGTGTCTTTTACGTCCTCAAGCACTTTATCACCTTCTTATAAACCAGCTATAATAAATTTTGTTAGCGAATTAGAAACACAAGAAGCTACGGTTTCAACAGCTAAAGTTGTAAAATCTACATTATTTCCAAAAGAATGTAGTAATATAAAGCAGAATTTAGAACTTACGTTACAAGCTACTATAAACTCTCAATTTAAAGTTACAGCAGTGTCATCTGGAATAGCAAACATACTTCCTGACATTATCCACACGGTTAGATATCAGGAAGACGTTGATAACGTTTCGGTTGAAAACGCTATGTACTCTGTGAGAATACCTATACCAGCAGCTACTAGTGATAGAACTTGGACTATAACTATAACGCCAGAAAGTGGAACTTCTAATGCGTCTAATGTTGTACAGTTAGAGCTTTTTCAAAAAGGTTTGAAAACAATAACGTTCACAGCTGATACTACTAATATTTCTAACACAACTTTTCCAAATCAAGTAATTACATTTTCACATGGTGATAATCTTAATAGGCGTTACTATGAGTATTCTTCTGAAAATCTAAATAGAGTTAGAAAAGATTATCAAGACGTTAGTATAACAATAACATCTTCTAGTGGTAATAATACTATAAAAACAGCAACTCCTAGACCAAACGTATCTTCTTCTTTTACTAATATTAAAGAAAATAGAATATTAATTTCTGATATAACAACAACACAAACATCTGCAACAGTTGTTACGTTGTTTTTTAAATTAAAAGTACCTAAGATAACCTCTAGTGTTACTAGTGCTATTAAGTTAAGCGACTTTTTAACAAACTCATAATTATGGCAAACAGAAAAATAACATTCTCTAATAAAATAAACCAGTCTTTACAAGTTACAGATCTATTGTATTCAAACACTGATGGTAACATTTTGGTTAACCCTACTTTTACAGGCGTTACACAAGCAGAAGATACTAGTGGTGATGAATGGGCAACGCAAACAGGTTGGACTATAGGTTCTGGTAAACTAACAGGTACTGCGGTAGCGACCAACAAGTATGCTATAGCTCCTAATAAGTTCGGTTTAAAGAGTGGTAAATCATACACTGTTACTTATACTTTAAGCGGATCTATAACTGGTGGTGTTAAAATATATTTATATGGAGAAGGAGCTTTATTTATAAGTGGAGCAACTAGGACTATTGCTGGAACTTACACTGAGACATTGACTATACCAACATCTGGAACTGGTACTTACACTCAATCAGTGTTATTTGTACCAACAGCAACATTTACTGGTAGTATAGAAAATGTTTTTGTAAGCAACGTGTCAGCTGTAAAAGATTCTAAAGTTATACAGTTGGTTGGAAAAGTTACCTCTATAGATAGAGTTAACAAATCAATAACTTATGCGGAAGATCTTGGTGCTACTGGTATTAGTGGAAATGGTAATTTTATTCTATTCTCTAAGAATAAAAACATAAACCAAAATGGAGTTAAAGGTAGGTTTGCTAGTATTAAACTAGAAAACAATGCTACTGTAGTATCTAAAATAACAGATTTATCAGTGGGAGTGCTTTCAAGTAGTAAATAACGCACAATAAGTGTAATTATATATACAATAAAATATATGAACAATAAAAATACAATATTATGGCTATAGGTAGAGTAGTTAATAGAGCTAAGCCGGGTCAATCACCAGCTAAGATATGGGGTGCTGTAATTGGTGCTGCCGCTTCACTTTATAGTGGTTATAAAAATCGTAAGATGGCTAAGGGACAGCAAAGAAAAGCTGATGCTGCTGCTGCTGCTGCTAGAGTAAGAAGCGAAGAAGGTAGAAAGGAATACATGGAAATGCAATTTGAAAACCCTTTTGAAAACATATCAAACCCTTATGAGGGTATGGTAAACCCCTACGCAACAATGGAAAACCCTTGGGGTAACCAAGCAAATCCATTTTCCGCTGTTACAAATCCTTTTGCTAACATGAAAAATGCTTATGGTGATATGGAAAACACTATGGAAGATCTAACCGTAGATCAAAAAGCAGCTAGGTTCATGCAAGAGGAAAATGCTAAAAGCACAGCTAACTTACTTAACAGTTTAAAAAGTACGGCGGGAAGCACGGGTATAGCTAGTTTAGCACAAGCACTAGCAAACCAAAGTACTAACGCTAACGCTAAGGCAGCTGCTAATATAGCCGCTCAAGAATCAGCAAATAAAAGAGCTGCAGCTGCACAGGCTGCTAAAAACCAAGAGCTAGAAGCTAAAGGTAGTATGGAAGTACAACAAGCTAAAGCAAAAGGTGAATTTATGAAACAAGAACTACAAGGTAAAGGTCAGTTCATGGCTGATGAATTGAGAGGTAAAGGTCAAATTAATGTTGACACAACAATGGGTAGAGGAGAATTGATGGTACAAGATATGATAGCTAAGGGAGAAACTAACAGAGAAAAGTTATATGCAACAGGCTTACAATATGTACAAGATTCTGAAGCTAGTAGAATTAGGGCTATATACGGTATAGGTATGGCTGAAGAAAAAGCTGCAAACACTGCTGCTGTTACAGCACAATCCAACGTGAACTCTGCTACCGCTGACATGTATAAAGCTGGTGGGACTCTGTTAAGTTCTGTAGCTGGTAGTGAAGCAGGTCAAAGCTGGTTAAATAGCAACGTGTTTAACTTAGGTACTACCAAATCAAAATAAAAATATGGCAAAAAATAATTATATAAATAGTGGAGTTAGTGATAGCGATTTAATATCATTAGCTGGTGAATTACAAGCTAGTAGACTAGCTGTACCTGAAAAGACAACTTTTGATTACATTCAAGAAGATTTAGAAGAGTGGCAAAAAGCTGTTAAAGGTAGAGCCGCTAAGTTCATGGAGGACTTGCCAGAGGAGTTTGACTTAAATAAAGTTGAACCTGAGGGTAGAGAATCTATAAGTAATTGGTATAAAGATATGCGTAGAGATTTTATGAAAGCCGCTAACAACGCTTCTTTGTTTGATCCAGGTAGTTTTGCTTATGGTGAAGGTACTTCTAAAATGAATAAGATAGAAGACGATCTAGGTGCTGTTAATAGTGTGTTTGATAATATAAAAGCAGTTAGAACTCAAGCTATAAAAGACAAAGACAACTATGCTTCTGGTGTTCCTGAATCTCAAAGGTCAATGATGGACGCTATAGTTTCGGGTGAAATGTTTCAAGGTATGGTTATCAAAGATGGTGGTATACAGTTTAAAGTTGAAGGAGCTACGTATCCAGATGGTCAAGATTATTTTACAGAAGAAGATATAAAAAACCTAAGAACTAAAGGTTCAAAGTCAGAGGAAGGTATAAACGCTATAATTGCAAATGCTGAAGAGGACATGACTAATGGTATAGCTTTTAAAGATAATACCTATAGGTCTACAATTGTAAAAGCTCTTAACAGCGGAAAGAAAACAGGTGAGAATCAAGACTTAATGTTGGATGTTGGTGGTGTTAATGAAGATGGTACTTTAAACCCTGAACCATATGTCACTAAGTGGTTAGAAGCAAATAAAGGTGATGCAAATTTTCCTGATTTAAAATCAATAAAAGAAAATCTATCTGAATTCTACAATCAAAATGAAGATGATTTTATCGATAACTTTCTAATGGCAAACGCCAGAAACGTCCACAAAAACACCGACATGAGTGAGAAAGCTCGTGTAGAGTTAGAGAAAAAGAAGAAATCATTAGAACTACAAGATCAACAAATTTCGGCTTCTAAAACTAACCAAGCTAACACGAGAAGTATTATTAATCAGAGAGAAACATCCAACGCTACTATAGAAAAAGATATTGAAAAACAAGGTGCGTTTGCCAACGATGTGTTAGAAAAAGGTGGTGGTACTTTTAAATATAACGGTTACACGGTAGTTCCAACGGAAAAAGAAGGTGGTTACATGGTTAAAAAGAAAGGCACGCCTGACTTTACAGCTAAAAACGAAGATGATTTAAGAGGCTACTTAATGTTACCAAGAACAGAAGCAGGTGAAGCGCGTCAAGTAGAAATAAAAGAGCAAAAGAAAGTTGATTACACTACGTCAACAACTATACTAACCGACATGGTAGAGCAAAAACCTATTAGTTACGATCCTAACAAAGTTGATAGTATTGGGCAGCAACTTGAAACAGCATACTCAGCGGGTCCATCACAAACACTAAGTTTTATTAGGACTAACTTTGGTGATACCAGTATAAAATCTAAGCAAGTAGACGGTGATGTTATCAATTTAATTATCAATGGTGCTTCAAAAAACTTTACTACTAACAAGTGGACAAACAATAAAAAGCATGCGTTGGATATGATGCAGTGGATAAGCGATAATTTAAACAAATAAAGATTTAATGGCTAAAGAATATATACACAATGGCACGGTGTACACTCTTGAAGACGATAAAGTAGCAGAGTTTTTAGAGTATAACCCAAGCGCTCAAGAATATACTGGTCAAGAAATAACTGGCGATTTAGTCGGTCAAGAAGAGGAGAGTGTTGTTGACAAGCTTAACGCTAATTACGGTGGTCAAGGTTTTTCTTTTACACAAAGTGGTATAGGTGATAACATAACCGCTACTAATTATGACGGTACTATATCAGAAACTTTTAGTTTTGATAACACTGGTCTTTTTGGTTTTAGTGACAATGAGGCTGAAGACGCTAAGGTTGCTGCAGAGATGAATCAATGGATGAAAGATAACAAACAGCCTGAAATGAACGACGATGGATTTGGTGAAATATCTGGTTCAGAGCTTCAAAGAGAGTCTGTTGGTAACATGGGATTGAGAGTAGAAGAAAACGCCGTTAAACATCTTAATGAACTATACAAAAACAAAGGCATATGGTTCTCAGAAGAAGTAAAGGGCTCTGATGTCGTTAGAGCTCATAAAGGTGGTAAAACTATGGATATAGCTCTACCTAACAACTGGAATAATAAAACTGGTGATTGGACAGAACGCGGGTTTTTTGGAGGTGCTACTTCTGACAAGTCATTATCAAGATGGGATATGGCTGCTCAGCAAATAAATACGTTTGCACAAAGAGTAGAAGGTACATCTAAATTTAAAGAGCAACGCAAGACGATACAACAAGGGGTAACTGATCTTCTAAATAATAAAGAGTGGATGGCTGATATTGGAGCTAACGAAAATGCTCTGTATAATGTTAGCCCAGATAAAAACCCAGATGTAAAAAGTGAAGACAACAAATATAACGAAATAGCTAAAGCTATAAAGGCAGAGTTCGGTACTAACCATTGGTATGGTGGTTGGGATGCTAAAGTAGATTTAAGTGAGATATCTAGAGTTGAGATGGATCACATTATAGAAGATGCTGTAGAAGCAAAGGCCACAACAAAAAGAAACTCAGACGCTGTTAGGACCTACCAAAATGGTATTTTTGCTATTCAAAACTCTAGAGGATCATCCGTTGTAGATGGAGCTTTAAACGAAACAACTATAAAAGGAAACACTGTTGAGGATGTTTTAGATATGCGTAAAGGATTAAACTTTGCAACACTTAGCGTAGAGGAGAGAAAATTAGCTACGTTGGTTGATCAGTGGTATCAATTACAAGACAAAGTAAAAAACGGTGAGACAGTTGCTGATACTATATTTGATAGTTTGGAAACTCAAATTGACGGGGCTAGAAAACAAGCTGATAACTTTTACACCACGTCATCAGCTAGAGTAGACAGACATGGTAACGCATTAGAAAACATTAAAGACGTTAAACTACAAGGTGGATACACTTTGTCACCTGAAGAATACGAGGCTGCTTTAGCTGAAATGGAGGGTACTGTAAAAACTTTTGGTACTAAAACAAAAGATCTATATGAAGACCACCAACTTAACATGTATTTTAGTGACGTTAAAGGTAATGAAAAAGTTGACATAGTTGTAAACGATGTTACAGCCCAAGCAATTCTTAAAAGAGGTGGTTATAATCCAACTGGTGAAACACCATTAGGTATAACATATAATGTTGATTATGGTTACTTAGCAGACAACATATCTATAATAGATAACGATGGAACTGCTTTTGCTGACCGTAAAGAAAACACTCAAAATTTAAAGTATGATTCAGACGAAGGTTATTTTGGTTTACTAGAGTTTGATGATCAACAACAAATAGCTGGCGCCAAGGGAGATTACGGGGATATAGAAACATACACGCAGGGTGTAGACTATTCTAAAAACTTTATACAAGACCTTAGAACGTATAGATCTGATCGTAAAAGACTAATAGCTAATAACTATGCTATTAATAGATTATATTTAATGAATGAAGACCCATCGTCTAGAGTTGATAGTGCTATTGAAGATATTGCTGATGGAGTTCATCATTTTGGCCAAACTATAGGTGAAGCTGCTGTAAATATATTTGATGCTGATTACAAAATACCGCCACAATACCAAAGTAGACAAAGAGACTTAGAAGATTTAGGTGGTATAACATCTTATAAAGTTGTTAAAGATAAGGAAGGTGAGGATGTTGTAGAGTACAACGGTGTTGAGCTTACAGAAAAAGAATCTAAAGAAGCTGAAAAAGGAGTTGCATACTCTACGTTAGAAGGGGTTTCTGCATTTATACCTGCTATAGTTGAGTTTGCTGCCATTGAATACGTTACTGCTGGTACAGGTACAGCTCTAGCTGCAACTAGATTTGGTCAAAGAATGCTAAGGACTGGTAAATCTTTAAAAGCGTTCGAAGCAAAGCACAGTGTTAGCTTAGCTGATGATGTGGTTGGTTTTAATAAAGCTGTTTTAGCAACCGGTGGTAAAGGGTTAGAATATTCTACTAAAGGTAAAAGTATAATACAAACTGCTAAAGTTCTTAACGAAGAACTAAAAATGGGCATTGTAATGGGTGATCAATACCACGTGGGTTCTGGTGCTGCTTTTTATGGCGTTGGACAACTACTTAATAAAGTTTTACCAAAAACCATAGGTGAAAGCAGTAGGGTTAAATCATTAATGGATACTTTTAAAGCAGGTACAAGTGGTATGCTTGGTATTAAAGCCTCTGAAGAAGTCCATGGTTTAATAGAGGATTTAAAAGGTAATAAAAGCTACATGAAACATGTTAGTGATAGTTACGGTGACTACAGTGCTTCTGGGCAACAAGCTCTAGTAGATTTCTTTGTATTTGCTTTAGTTGGCTACAAAGGTACTATAGATAGAAGAGGTGGTCACATGCTTGGGTTTAAGGGTAGAGATAAGTTAAAAACTTTACACAACGAAGCTAATATAAATGCTAAAGCGTCTAAACAAGCACAACAAGATATACTTAAAGGTAGAGAGGTTTCAGAACTTACTAGAGAGGAGAAGAAAGAATATGACAAGCACGAAGCAGATTATTTTAGACATGTAGATTTATACTACGGTACTAAAAATCGTTTAGCTGTAATTAGGGATAGCGCTTCAGCTATGGATCCTAAGAAGATGACGGAAGAATACAATCAAAGAGGTGAGAATGTTCTTAAAGCTTTTGATGGTATGACGGGTAAAAGCGATGGTGGTAAAACTAAGTTTAAAGTTGTCGAGAATAGAGAGGGAATGAAAGATGATGGTTCTGCTGCTGAATTTGTAAAAGAAGGAAACGGTAGTACTAGTATACTTATTGATATAAATAAAGCTAAGTTTGGTCAAATACCACAAGAGATTGGTCACATGATGCTTTCAAAAAGGTTTTCAGCTGAAGGTGGTAAAATAGCGGCTGAAAAAATGAAGATGGAGTTAAAAGAAGCTTTAGAAGGTTTTACTATGAAAGCTACTTTAAAAAATCAAAATGGACAGTTTTTAAATAAAAAAGGTGAGGTTATAGAAAGAAAAGACTTTGAAACCGCTATGGAGTTTGAGTTAGCTAAGGTTGAAAAAGACTTTAGCATGGAAGATTATATAACAAACGAATATAGTAATAGAGAAGATTTTGCTGACATTAAAGCTGAAGAGTTTGTTATGAACACTTTAGAAGCTTTAGCTGATCCAGTTAGTAGAGATAAAATACTAGGTGGTAGAATTTTAGATAGATTTTCTAGAGTAATGAACAATCAGTTAGGTAAACAAGGTTTCAAAAACGGGGAGCTTAACAGGAACATGAAGGGCAAAGAACTTGTTGAGTGGTTAGGTAATCTTTCTATAGCTATGTCTAAAGGTAAGGTTACTTCTAAACAATTAGAAAACTTTGAGACTTTACTAAAAGATCCAGTATTAGATCAACATGTTAATAGTGTTGGACCTAGTGCTGAAGGTAGAAAAAATGAAAAAGCTAAAAACGTTTCTAGTAAAAATGAGGTAAGTTTTGTAGATGTAATGAACAAACCTCGTGAGAAAATCACTAACGAAGAAATAGCTATTAAAAACAAATCTTTAACTAAAGATTGGGTTGCTGGTAAACCAAAAGAACTAGCAGAAAGACTAAACGTACTTAATGAGCAAGCTAAAAACTTAATACAGAATCAACCAGAAGGTTACAGAGAAAGTTTTGATGCTATAAAAGGTGAAATTTCATCGCTTCAAAAAAGAAACAGAGTAAGACAAAGGTTATTAGAAAACAACATGGGTACTTTGATGAACTTTTTATATGGTAAAGGCGGTAAAGGTGGCGCTATAAACCCTAGACTTATAGAAGATGTGTCTCAGAAAAAAGCAATCGAAGCATCAGCTGTAAACGAGGCTTTAAAAATAATAGATAGATACAACCCAGCTAAAGACCCAGAATTTGGTAGATATTTTAAAGGATCACTTACTGGTCCTAATCCAAAAGGTTTTCAAAAGCAGGGTGATATATTACGAGGGGCAAACGTAAACCTAAACAAAAGATTTACTACGGAAAGTATTGATGATATAGCTATAAAAAGAGAGCTTGAAGACAAGGGTGAAGGAGATGTTTATGAGAGAATGGTTACTAAAGAAACTATAGAAGCTGATTTGGTAAAAGAATTAAGTACTCTCAGAACACTTAAGCTGTCTGTAAAAGAAGGTGGTTTTGGCTTAAAGCAAGAGCAGGTTGATAGAATACAAGAGAGATTAGTTAACAGAGATTGGTATAAAGAAGATTTAATTACAATTGACAATGTAGCTAAAGATATTATATCGGAGGTTATGGGTAATACTATAACAGAAAAAGTAGCTTACGCTATAAAAGGTGATAACTGGAAGGTGATAATAGATGCTGTTAGTGAGCAGTCATTTGAAATAGCTAGACCAGACTTAGCACATCGTGCTGGATCAAAAGGTTCTGGCCAAATGTCAACTAAACTAAAGGGAACTGTAGTTAGAGATATGTTTGAAGATAAGGGTGAAACTGTTTCTTTAAAAAGAGAGGGATCAACTCAGAACCTACCCAAACAAAGTAAAAAAGAATTTACAAAGGAAACGTTTTTAAGAGATGTATTACTTACTACTATTGGCCCAGACGGTAAGCCAGTTAGTATAAATGCTGACTCAGCTTTAGGTAAAAGACGTAAGAAAGCATATAACAATATTCAGTTTGAAATGGGTAGAGGTTTATCCACTCAAATTGCTGTTGATGTAATTAGAGCTGGACACGCTAGTGGTAGCATAGTTATAAAAACTACTCTTAAGGATTTAATAGCTAAAGTTGAAGATGGTAAGTCTAAGTCTTTATCTAGTAAAGAGTCTATGGACTTTATAAAAGCTATGGCAAGGTCAACTAAAGATGTTAAGTTAAATGCTTTGATAAACGGTTTAAAGCAAACTGGAGCTACAGATCAAGAGGTTGGAGAGTTAGTTAAGAGAGTTGAAAAACTACTCGGTAAAGGTATAAACCTTAGAGAAAATTACAGCAAAGAAGATATTAGAGTTGTGGAGGAATTTGCTAGCTCTGTTAAAGGCGCAAAAGCTATAAACGAAATAAACGAACTACTTCAGATAAAAAATGAAACTACGTTTGGTGAAAACGGTTATGCTGTTGATGCTGCTGCTATGACACCAATTGTTCAGTTTTTGCATAAAAACATGAAAGGTGTTAGGCCTGACGCACAAGTCTACATGTTGTCAAGATTGTTTGAGACGGCTGGCCACAAGTTGACAGTTGAATCACAAACAGGTTTAAGCACTAAAGCTTTATTAAACCAATTTGAAGGTAACTGGAAAAGAACAACAGAGTTTATAGCTGATCATTTTTATGACATACAACCTAACTTTAATAGACCAGTAAACTCTAAAGCTAAAGACGCTACTATTATACCTGTTGAGGTTATGAAAAGTAGTATGGTAAAGATAGTTAAAGACAACGCTGGTAAAAGCCCAAGAGATGTAGCTAATTTAATAGAGGCTCAAATAAATGAGTTTTACACTTCTAAAGGAACTACTTTTAAAAAAGCTTATGAAGCCAATAAGTTTTTAAGACAAGATATGGCGAGCATGTTATTTGACTATGTTGCCGATGGACCGAAAGAAACTATGAACAAAAGGTTTAATGATGTGTTTAAACTTGTTAAACAACAATCAAAAATCTCAGGAGGGTTTTTTAGATCACTTAACCCTTTAACAGCTTTTACAGTTTCTAAAGGAAGTTTATCCAACCAACACACAACAGCTGTGCTTAACCACAATATAGACATGATGAAATCTATGTCTAAGAACATAAATAATAAAGCTGAGTTTATAAAAGAGTTCAATCAGTTAGATAAAATGGCTGACTTATCATTCACTACAAAAATTCAACAAAAATTTAACGACTCTAAAGAGAGTGGTGGTGGTACTGGTTCTAGACAGGGTAGCGTTACTGGTGTCAACAAGAATGTTGAGATGGTACATGAATATAAAAACTTATCAGAAAACTTCATAATAACACCAGAAGGCAAAGCTGTTTCCATTGGTGATTATATAGTGTCTAGAGTTTCTAACGGCAAGTCTAAAGTTATGTCTAGTAAAAAGCTAGAATCACAAATAGAAAGAGTACAAGCTATAGTTGAGCAGTCTGGAGGTAAAAAAGTAAAAAAAGGTATTAGCGTTTGGGATTTTGACGATACTCTAGCTACAACTAAGTCTAAAATAGGTTTTACTACACCAGATGGTAAAAAAGGCAAACTAAATGCTGAACAATATGCTAAGGATTATGTTGATCTTGCAGCTAGAGGTTACAAGTTTGACTTCTCTGAGTTTAGTAAAGTTATGATGGGTGAAAAAGGACCATTGTTTGAAAAGGCTTTAGCTAGAAACGAAAAATTTGGTAATGATAACGTTTATATTCTAACCGCTAGACCAGCTAACGCGAACACTGCTATACACGAGTTTCTAAAAGGTGTTGGTCTTGATGTCAAACTTGAAAACATAACTGGTTTAGCTAACTCTACGGCTGAAGCTAAAGCAGGTTGGATGGTGAAGAAGGTTGGTGAGGGTTATAATGACTTTTACTTTGCTGATGATGCGATACAAAACGTTAAAGCTGTTAAAAATGTACTAGAGCAATTTGATGTTAAGTCTAAAACTCAATTAGCTATAAAATCTATGTCTTCTAAAGCGACAAAAGATTTTGCTGAAATGATGGAGAGAAAAGGTGGTGCTAAAGCAAAAGTAACTTTATCGCAAGACGAGGCTAGTGTTATGGGTAGAAATAAGTTTGAACCTTTTTTACCTCCATCAGCTGAAGACTTTGGTGGTTTAATGTATAAGAACTACGGCAAAGGAAAGCAAGGTGAAAAGGATATGAAGTTTATAGAGGATAAGTTAGGTAGACCTTATGAAATAGGTGTGCGTAATTTAAACAGAGCTAAACAAAAAATAGCAGAAGACTATAACATGTTAGCTAAGTCGATGCCAGAAGCAGTATCTATATTAAAAGATCAAATACCTGGTATGAAACACTATACTTACGAACAAGCTGTTAGATCATTTTTGTTTGAAGGTGCTGGTCACAATATAGGTTCTCAATCCAAAGCTGATAGAAAAAAGCTAAATGAAATAGTAACTAGTAATCCTAATTTATTAGCTTTTGCACATAACTTAGGTAAAATATCTTTACAAAAAGATGGTTATACTAAACCGCAAAAAGATTGGTTAGCAAATGGTATACAACAAGATTTATTGTCCGCTACAGCTAGAGGTAATAGAGCTTTGTATTTAGAAAAGTGGATAAAAAACAAAGAGGCTATATTTAGTCCAGAAAACCTAGCTAAGCTAGAAGCTTTACATGGTTCTAAGTACAGAGAAGCTTTAGAGACTATGCTTTGGAGAATGGAAAACGGTGTTAATAGAAACCAAGGTGAAGACAGGTTTGTTGATTTTGCTTCAAGCGCTATGACTAACTCTGTTGGGGCTATTATGTGGATGAACATACGTTCTGCTACGCTTCAAATGCTTTCCACGTCTAACTTTGTTAACTGGGGTCACAATAATATATTAAATGTTGGTAAAACTTTAGCAAACCCAAAACAATATTGGAAAGATGTATCTATGATATTTAATTCTAGTTGGGCGAAACAAAGAAGATCTGGTTTAAAAACAGATGTTAACCATGTTGATTTAGCGAAAGCAACAACCGGTGCTGTTAATAAGCCTAGAGCAGCTTTGAACTGGTTGATACAAAAAGGTTTTATGCCTACTCAAATGGCAGATAGTTTTGCAATTTCACTAGGAGGTGCTAGTTATTTTAGAAACACTGTTAAGAAATATATTAAAGAAGGTAAAACACCTAGAAAAGCAGAGGAGTTGGCTTGGTTAGATTTCCAAGGTACTGCTGAAAAAACTCAACAGTCTTCTAGGCCAGATTTAATATCACAACAACAAGCTAGTGGTTTAGGTAGGTTTGTGTTGGCTTTTGCTAACACGCCTATGCAATACAATAGGATTATTAAAAAGTCTTTTTTAGATCTTAAAAACGGTAGAGGAGATGCTAAGTCTAATATATCTAGAATCTTGTATTATGGTGGTATGCAAAACTTAATATTTAGTTCACTTCAAGCTGGTTTGTTTGGCGTTTTATTTGGCGATGATGATAAAGAAGCTATAAACAAAAAAGAAATTAGAATTGCTAATTCTATGCTTGACACTATATTAAGAGGTTCTGGCTACGCTGGTGCTGGTTTATCAGCTCTTAAAAATATGCTGTTAGAATTTAAAAAGCAAGATGACAAAGGCTATAAGGCAGATCACGTTAGAACTGTTTTATCTGGTCTTAGTATATCACCACCATTGTCGTCTAGAATTAGAAAAACATACTCTGGACTAACAAATTATAAATGGCAAAAGAAAGTTATAGAAGAAATGCCATTGACAGACTTAGACAATCCTATTTGGGCTGCAACTGGTAATGTTGTCGAAGGTATGACTAACGTGCCACTGTCAAGACTTCTTAACAAAACAAGTAATGTTAAAGAGGCTGTATCAGGTGATCACGAAGCGTGGAAGTCTGTAGCTATGTTAATGGGTTGGAATAGATGGGATGTTGGCGTTGAAAATACTAAGCTTTCAGAAATTAGAGATAAAGTTAAAGGTAAAACAAGGGCTGAGGGTGTAATAAAAGCAAAATACACTAGGAAATACAACAAGATAAAAAAAGAAATTGAAGAGACAGGTGGAATGCCCGGTACGACAGCTTTTATAAAGCCTAATGGAGAGGTTTACTTTGTTGCAGAACCAGATATTAAAACGTTTATAGAATATAATCCATCCGCAGAGGTTATAAAGTAGAATAAACAAGTGATATTTATATATATAGAAAAAACATAAATAATGGCCAAAGAATTAAACGAAGACAGTAGTTTTAAAGTAAGTGTTAAAACTTTAATAGGTATAGGCGCCGCTATGGCAACCGTGATAAGCATGTGGTTTATGCTGCAAGCTGACATAGCTTTAGCTATGGAATCACCAGCCCCACCACCTCCAGACGTAACTAGGATGGAGTTCGACATGAAAGATAAGAATATAAGAATGTCTATAGAAAACACAGAAAAAGCTGTTGATGAAATGAAAGTTGACCTAAGAAGAATGGAAGACAAAATTGATAAACTAAGATAATGAATAAAATTGACACAGTCTGGAAAATTTTTGCCGGGTATTTGTTGTTTATAATACTCATGTTGGCTACCAACTTGTTATCCGCACAGATAGTTGTAACGCACTTTAACGCTGCTTGGAACGATGCAAACAAAGTGGAGTATGTGGATAAATTAAAAGACTGTGATGTAGTATATGTTGATATAGCAAAGTCACCAAAACTACAAAGTAAGCATGAAATAATAGTCGTACCTACTATTCTTGTGTTTAAAGATGGGGAAGAGGTTAAAAGATATCAAGCTGACATATCGTTTAGTATGAAAGCTACGAGAAAAGAGGTACAAGATTTTATAAACGAATTATTAATGAGCGATTTTTAATTATGGCATACAAAATGAAAAAAAGCCCGTGTTGGAAGGGATACCAAATGGTGGGTGTTAAGAAAAAGAGAGGAAGAACAGTTCCAAACTGTGTTCCTAAAAAAAGAAAGAAAAAGAAATAATGGGTAGGTTATTAATATTATTTTTTTTACCACTAAGTATATTTGCTCAAGACTCATGGGTTAGATTTCAAGTGCAATTTGATTTCTATGCACCGACAGAGTCTAACTTCTTTATGGTTTCAGACGCTTCTGGTGATACTTCTATGTTTTACCAGCCTACAGCTCAATACGAATATTTAGACACGGTTATAGGAGTTTTTAGTGGAGACTATACTATATCGTTAAACGACTCTTATGGAGATGGATGGACGTCTACAAACCCTGCTAGCTTTCGCATGGGTAATACTTGTCAAGGACCTATATTACACTGGGATCCAGTTATAGGTTCTTTCTTTCAAAGAGACAGTACGATCACAATATTACCTTGTCCACCTCCAGGTCCACCACCTGTTTGTGTGCAAACTGTAGTGTTAATAAATTTAGATCAATACCCAGAAGAAACTTCATGGGATATACAAGATTCACTGGGCAACATACTCCTATCAGGAGGTACTTACCCTAACGTTCCAGACTACCAACCACAAGTAATAATTAACTGCTTACCTGCAGGTGAGTTGTCATTTACTATATATGATATTTACGGAGATGGATTAGAAGGTAGTTTATGGGGAGGACAAGATGGCTCGTATTACATAATACAATGTGGAGACACTTTAGTGTATGGAGATAACGCTAACTTTGGACAAGATTCCACTCACATATTTATATCTGATACCTGTGTTCCACCTCCTCCAGTTTTAGGCTGTATGGATGACGACTACGTAGAATACGATCCATTAGCTACTAACGACAATGGTAGCTGTGCTACTCTAAAGATATACGGTTGTACAGATAGTACGATGCATAACTACGATTCTTTAGCAAACTCAATGGAAAACATTGACCAGTGTTCCTACGATTTAATACTACACGATCTTGTGGGTAATGGTTGGGTTGGAACTAGACTAGAGATATACCAAGATGATGATACATCTATTTTTGTTATGACTAGTGGTTTTAATCAAGCTTTTACTTTAGATTTGTATGCACCAACTGAGGTTAGTGCTAAATTATTTGTTAACCAACAAGCTCAATCAACAGCTATAGAATGTGGTTTTACGCTAATAGGACCTGAAGGTGATACCGCTATAAGTATATTACCACCGTTTATAGTTCCATTTGTTCTATACGAAGGATTTACTTATTGTGGAAATATTTGCGAAGAAAAAATATATGGTTGTATGGACTCAACAGCATATAACTACTCAGACACAGCTAATACAGCTGATTTTTGCTACTGGTTTCCAGGTTGTGCTTCTCCAGCTTATGTAGAATATCATAACGATACTACTAATGGTTACACTACTGATTTTAATGTTATTGATAGTTGTTTCAACTTAGCAACGTTTGGATGTATGGACTCAGCAGCGTTTAACTATAATAGTGCTGCAAACGTAGATAATGGTGGTTGTTTACCAGTTGTACTAGGCTGTATGGAGTCACTAGCTTTTAATTTTAATTCACTAGCAAACACACCTGATACATGTAT